TCTTGGTTCTGGATATAATGGATTAGTTTCAATTGGAGTGACTGTATTAGATGTAGAGTATGATCACAAATTTGTAAGTGCCGGAGTAAATTCAATTACAGATAATACCGGAGGCACTCATACTGCAACAGATGCTACTTACAATTCAAGAACTGGTGATTTGGTGCTGACTATTGTCAATCATGGTTTGACAACAGCAAATACTATTGGTATTGCTACTGAAGGATTGGTATTTACTTGTTCTAAGGATGATCATGCAACAAATCATCCCTATCCAAGAGCAGTATCTAAGACAAAATTGAGAAGAGGAGAGTCTGGAGGAGACCCCATTCATAATCAGCAAGTAACAATTGCAGCAACTACATTGAATACTATTCAAATTGGTGTAGGAAGTGGTGGTGGTGCCGGTACAGGAGCAGTAGTTTCAGTTGATTCTATAGGTATTGGTGGAACTTTATCTTTCAATGTTGGCACTGCTGGAACCAACTATGTAAATCCTGAAATATTTGTTTCAGATCCATCATATGAAAATCTACCAGTTGTTGGTGTTTCTAGGTTAGGAATTGGAGCAACAACTGATACTGGTACTGGATTATTATTAGACTTAAAAGTTGGTGGTTCTACAGGAATAGGGTCTACTTTATTTGAAGTAACTGAAGTTAAATTTTCAAGACCTGGATATAATTTCAGAAGAGGTGATGTATTTAAACCAGTTGGATTGGTCACCGATGGTTTCCTATCTTCTCCAATATCAGATTTTGAGATTACAGTAATTGATACTTACTCTGATAGTTTTGCTGCTTGGGAATTTGGAGAACTTGATTATATAGATTCTATTCAAAATTTACAAGACGGATCAAGAACTAGATTCCCACTGAATTATAATTCAGATCTTTTAAGTTTTGAACCTACAAAAGATTCTCCTATTGAAAAAAATATTAACAATGTTCTTATAATTTTTGTCAATGGTGTGTTGCAGAAACCTATAGAAAATTATGTTTTTGAAGGAGGAACATCATTTGCATTTACAAGAGCACCATTACCAGAAGAAGAAATTGAAATTTACTTCTATAAAGGTGTTGATGGAACTGATTCTGAATTATTTGATGATATCATACCAACTATAGAAACTGGTGATGTTGTTCAAGTCATAAGTAATAACATTTATCCAAATACAATAACTCAAGATGAAAGAACAGTTTATAACTTAACTTTCTCTGATAAATTTGAAACTAATCGATATTCTGGATTAGGAATAAATGAAAATGACGAAAAACCACTATCTTGGACTAAGCAAAAAACAGATAGAAAAATTAATGGACAATATGTTTATAAATCAAGGGATACATTAGAACCTTTAATCTTCCCGACTGCAAGAATTATTAAAGATGTATCTACAACAGACACTGAAATATTTGTTGATAATGTAGAACTTTTTGAATATGAAACTGATAATGGTTATACAGATGCTTCCGTTCCATTAGATGCAGTAATTATCAATGGAATTTCTACAGTATCTTCAGGATCGATTGAAAAAATCACAGGATTTAATGCTATTAATGGTTTCTCCGGTATTGTAACTGGTATTACAACAACATCTGGAATTGGTGTTCCTTTAGCACTTGAATTTAAAGTACAGCATGATGTTGCTTCTCAATATTTTGATGGACTATCGGTAGGATATCCAATTTACATATATGATACCCAAATTGGTAGTGGAGTTACCTCAATTAATAATTCAAATTCTGCAGTTGTTGGAATTGGAACTACTTTCTTAGATAATGTTTACTATGTTTCTGCCATATCTAATAATGATGCAATTGGAATTATTACATGTAATGTAGATTCCAATTCTAATATCGTTGGTCTTGGAACTACTGGAAATATATTAAATCCTGTTGGAAAATACTCATGGGGATTATTAGAAGGAGGAACAAGATCTACAAATCCAATATCAATCGGAGTTACTGGAAATACTGTATCTGGATTGACAACATATCCAACAATTCAGAGAAGAGGTATTGGTATTAGAAAAACCGGAGCACTACCCAAAAGAGAAGTATAATTGAAAACTAAAATTGTCTTATAAATATATAAAAAACAATTAATATGTCCGCATTCGTAACAGATCAATTTAGAATATTGAATGCTGGTTCTTTTGTAGAGTCTATCAGTAATAATTCTTATTATGCTTTTTTGGGATTATCAAATCCAAAATCACCAGATCCTGGATTTGGCAGAGACCCTAATTGGGATACAAGCACAACTAATAATCCTGTAGATAATTTTCAATATTTGTCTCATTATAGAGATACTAGTTTATTTGGTAAGAAAATTACATCAGAAAATGCTAGAAGAGTTATAAAAAAAGTCGAATGGGTTTTAAATAATCCTTATGACATGTATCGACATGATTATCGTCAAGGTAACGAAACACCTGTATCTAAAACCGTAAGATTATATGATGCAAATTATTACGTTGTCACAAGTGAATTTAAAGTTTATATTTGTATAGATAATGGTTCTTCTACTCCTGATGGTACTGATCCTACTGTTACAGGATCTACAATAGAGCCGACACATACTGACGTAGAACCTCCTGTTGCAGGATCTGATGGATATAGATGGAAATATCTATTCAGTATTGCACCATCAGATGTGATTAAATTCGATTCTACAGAATATATTACTGTTCCTAATAATTGGGAAACTTCAACAAATTCTGATATTCAAATCATTAGAGAGGGGGGAAACTCTGAGATTAACACTAATCAAATAAAGACAGTATATATTGAAAATGGTGGAACCAATTATAGTAATGGTACAGCATCTATTGTAGGTGATGGAAGTGGTGCTACAGTTTCTATCGCAGTAGATACTTCTGGAACAATAACAAGTGTTACTGTAACAAATGGTGGAAAAGGATATACTTATGGAATTATCGATTTAAAGACTAATTCTGGATCAGGTTCAAAGTTAATACCTATAATTCCTCCATCAAAAGGTCATGGTTATAACATTTATGAAGAGTTGGGAACAGATAGAGTATTAATGTATGCAAGATTTGATGATTCGACTAAAGATTTTCCAATAGATACTAAATTTGCTCAAGTTGGCATTATTAAAAATCCCGAAACTTTCTCATCTATACCAAATGTTGGAACTGGAGAAACTTTTACCGGAAATGCATTCTCATCTCTTTATGCCGTAGGATTAACAACTTCAAGAACTGTAACTATTGGAGAACAAATAACTCAAAGTACATCTGGAGCAAAAGGATATGTGGCATCATTTGATAATGATACTAAGGTTTTAAAATATTATCAAGACAGATCATTATGTTTTGGAAATAAAGTAGATCAAACTGATAGTGATAGTACATCAAATATAGTAGCATTCGATTCTGCTAGTGATATTGCATTTTCTCAAAGCACAGGTTCTTCAAGCATTGATACTATCTTAATGGTAGTATAATAATTGCAAATAACAAGCAAATAAACTTAGGAGTTTCTTTCACAAATGGTCTCGCAAATCCAGAGATAAATAAAAAGACGGGCAATATAATTTATATTGATAACAGACCCGAAGTTCAGAGAGACTCTAGACAAAAAGAAGACATCAAAATTATTCTGGAATTCTAAAAAAAGATGGCACAAAAAACAGATTTAAATATAAGCCCATATTATGATGATTTTGATGGAGATAAAAACTTTTATAAAGTTTTATTTAAACCAGGATTTCCAGTTCAGGCTAGAGAATTAACAACTCTTCAGTCCATCTTACAGAATCAAGTAGAGTCTTTTGGTGGTAATATTTTCAAAGAAGGGTCTATGGTCCTTCCAGGATCCGTATCTTTTGATAATCAATTTTCTGCAGTAAAATTAAATGCAGTCAATTTGGGTATAGATGTATCTGTTTATATTAAGAATTTTATTGGAAAGAAAATTACTGGACAACTTTCAGGAGTAACAGCATCTATTCAACAAGTTGCACTTACAGCTGATAGTGATTTAGTAAGTGATCTTACAATTTATGTTAAATATGGAGAGTCTGGAGATGATGCCGAAACAGATATATTTCAAGATGGAGAACAGTTATTTGCAAGTGAAAATATTGCGTATGGTAATACTACAATTACCGCAGGAACCGCATTTGCATCATTAATCTCTCAGGATGCAACATCTACTGGTTCGGCAGCATTTATTGATAATGGTGTTTATTTTATTAGAGGAACATTTGTAGAAGTTTCTAAACAAACACTTATATTAGATTATTATACCAATACTCCTTCATATAGAGTAGGATTAAAAATATCCGAAACTATTGTAAATGCAAAGGATGATGCATCTTTATATGATAATGCAAAAGGATTTACTAACTTTGCGGCACCTGGTGCAGATAGATTAAAGATTGCATTAACACTTACAAAAAAAGAAATATCTGATACTAAAGATACTGATTTTGTAGAGATATTAAGAGTAGATGAAGGAAAAATTAAAAAAATTGATAATAAACCGTCATATAGTTTAATAAGAGATTATATTGCAGAAAGAACATTTGATGAATCTGGACATTATGCTGTAGATGAGTTTGATGTTAAGGCACTCAACTCATTAAATGATCAAATCAATAATGATGGTTTATATTCAGAAGGAAAAACTACAGAACAAGGAAATACTCCATCGGATGATTTAATGTGTCTACAGGTAAGTCCTGGAAGAGCATATGTAGATGGATATGACGTTACTTTTGACTCAGAAACTGCTGTAGATGTAGAAAAACCAAGAGATACTGAAAGTGTAAGTAATTCAAATATTCCATTTGAGATGGGACATTTATTGAGAGTTAATAATGTCAGTGGTGCTCCAAAAGAAAATGAAACTTTAGATTTATATGATCAACTTGGTGGGGGAGGAACACAAATTGGTATTGCTAGAGTATATACATTTAATTTAACTGATGCTGCATATTCTGGCGCAGCAACTCAATGGGATTTATATCTTTATGATATTCAAACTTATACAAATATAACTTTTAATGTAAGTGTAACCGCAACCCAAATTCCAACATCTTCTTTTATAAAAGGAAAGAGTAGTGGTGCGAGTGGTTTTGTTGTTCTTGGTGGTGTTGGACCTCTAAATCTCAGTCAAACTTCAGGAACATTTGCAACTGGAGAAAAATTGATTGTTAACGGAATTGAAACTGCATTAACAATTAAGAGTTTTGTTCAAAATAACATCAATCAATTAAAATCTGTTAAAAAAACTAGTGTATCGGGATTTCCAGATTTTAACGCAGATGCGGTATTAAATCCTAAAAAGTTTTCTAATGGAATTTCAGAAATTAATGTTGCTTCTACAACTGTAACAAGTCCAGGAAAATTATTCTCTGGTGTTAAAGTAAATGATATAATTAGTGTCGTACAGGGAAGTGGTTTAAGGTATAATAGAATTACAGCAATTTCTTCAGATCTGGCATCACTAACTATTGCTAGTATTTCTAGTGTTAGTGGAGTATTTATTGGAACCGCAATTTCTAATGGAAATTATACGACGACAAATCTTAGAGTAGCAGAAATAAAAAATAGTGAAAATGGATTTCTTTATGCAAATCTTCCAGAATCTAATATTTCCTCTGTTGATCTTTCAGGTTCTCAATTATTAATAACAAATCAAATAACTCCAGAATCAACTGATGGTTCTGGTGATTTAGTATTTGGACTACCAACCGGTATTACAAGCGCATTTTATGA